AACAGGATGCTGCTAACATTGCAATCTTAGAATACAAAGGTTATAGTATTAACAAGATAGCAGAGCAAATAGGGAGAAGCCGTACCTCTATATCAAGCTTTATAAATGGGGGAGGTAATAAGAAGATGACGGAGTTCTACGAGCTAGTTAAGGAAGAACTTATAGACTTGTAAGGACTAACACTAAATTAATTTAAAATAACCATTGCATATTATTTCAGTTCAGTTATAATATGCTTATAAATTAGAGAAAAGGAGAAGTAAACATGTTTAACAAAGTAATTCATTTATTACAATCACTAGGGCAAGATAGCCCTAAAGTGGTGCAAGAGTCTGTAAAGAAGATTGCTGAGAATAATTTTCTTTATGACATTACTAATGGTCGTCCAGCAGGTTACAGCCGTGAGAAGGTGATGGATGGTCATAAGATTATTGGTGATTTTGTAAGTCGAGGTATTCAAATTCAGAAACGTAAGATGGAGGGACAATAATGGCATACTACTCTTATAAAGATGTTCTTTACAACATCCCTCAACACATTATAGAAAAGTATGAGGCGGACGAAGATATTGAATATGAAGGAGAAGCTAACTACAATGGAGACGGGTGGAGTGTAACAGCTTTGTACATTGAATATTTAGAGAACAGAATTAAACAACTAGATGGGAGTAAATAAATGTCAGAAACTATTAACGTAGACCCTACACAATATTACAATATCGTATTGCAAGGCAATATTGCAGGATTTCCTGTACAACAGTCCTTGAACAATGCTACAACGGTAGTACCTTGTAAAGTAACAAACACTCTTAAGGTTGTTATTGAAGGTACAACTATGTATCTTACGCCTCAACCAAATGAGAATGTTCAAGTATATAAACAAAACGGTAAAATCACAGAAGGAGAAACTAAGTAATGAGTAAATTTAAGAAAAAGGCTAAAGTAAACACTGGTGGTGGTTCTTCTATCTCTAATGAGCAATGGAAAGAGTGGAATGACTATGTGTATGATCGTATTATGGATGGTACTGAGGACGGAGATGAGCCTACCCAACCTTGCTTCATTTCTGGGATTGTAGATACTGGCTTGCAATCCCCCCAAGAGGCAGAACGTGAGTACGATTGGGAGAACACTGAGCAACAGAATAAACTTATTAAGGTAGGTGTTGGTCGTGTCGAGGGTGACAAGTTCTACGTTAAGAACAGTGATAACGATACAGTAGTTATGACGGTAGACTTCCCCTCTATTCTTATTGACTATTCTAAGCACCCTGCCTCAGATTCAGATGAAGAGGACTTTAAACCTTATCGTGAACTATTAGCAGGAGACTGGGAAGGAGCAGCGTCCCCTATCGCACTTAACCCTAGCAAGGATGGTTACAATCCTAAATCACGTATCGCTACCTTGTGTAAAGTGACAGGTGTTAAGAAGGGCAAAGTTCCAGAGGACTTCGATTTAGGGGAACTCCTTGGCGCAGAGTTTATGATGAGCATTGAAGCTACTTGGTCAGATGATGAGAAGTTTATGAATGTTAAAATCTCTAGCCCTGCTAATAAGCCTAAAGCAATTCCTATGCCAGAGCATAACATTGAGCCATTTGCTGTAATGATGGACGGTGACAATGATGAGGAAGACCTCAAGCAGGTTAATAGTAAGACCCTAAAACGTCTTCAGTTAGCTAAGGAATGGGATGACTCTGGTTTGAAGAAGGAGCTTGAGAAGGCAGGTCGTCTAGGAGGTAGTTCTAGTGATGACTCTGAGGAGGATAAACCTAAAAAGACTGCCACTAAACCAAAACGTCCTTCTAAGGTAGAACAAGAACCTGATGAAGATCCAGAGGATGATGTAAATCCATTTGATTTAGGTGATGAGTAATAACGTCATATAACGAAACGTAAGCCATTCTGAGAGGACTTCTCACTAAAGTAAGGGCATTGTATACCTTTACAGAGAAGTCTTCTTAGGGGGCTTTGAAGGAGTGATTATGGGATATTATACACAACATGACATATCTAATAATAGTGAAGAAGTACAACAAGCTTTAAAAGAAGTAAGTGGGTATGAGTATATCCAAGAAGAAGATATTAAATGGTATAGGTCTGATGAGGATTGCAAAACAGTTAGCCTTATGTTTCCAGACCAATTAATCTCTGTTAGTGGGGTAGGAGAAGAACAACCCGATATATGGATTATTTATGCCAAGAACGGGAAATTGTATAGAGAAGCTCCTGATTTAACTTTCCCAGAATTCGATGAAACAAAACTTAAATAAGGAGAAATAAATGTTACCAAAGCAACCAGAACTACGAGAGAAACTATTAAAGCTTGTACAAGAGTCTGTACAATTTACACGCGAAATCGAGACTCTCCGAGAGGATATTAAGAATAATGCAGAAATTGCGGTAGAGGAATACCCTGTTACAAAGAAAGAATATAACGCCTTGGTTAAAGCTGCATTAGATAAAGCTAAGTTGGAAGACCAAGTAGAGGAGATTTCTACTACATTAAGCCATTACGAAATTCTTACAGGTGACAGGGAATACCCTGAACAAGAAGAACAATTAGGGGAATAGCCTAAAGAGGGAGGGTCTTTCCTTCCCTCTACTTTTGTATCTAACGTAGTGTACTTATATAAGAACATTAAGTGGTAATATAAGGGTAATGTACTAATATAGGTACATAACAAGAGGAGAACACTATTGAAGAAATTCACTAAGAAAGGAAAGGTTACAGAGGACTCCTTAAAAGATGTTATTCCTTGGGAGGTTGACCCTGATGTGACTTTGGTTATTGATATGGATGAGCAAGTGTTTAGGACAGCAGCAGCTTGTGAGGAACGTCTTGTACAGTTTACTAACACAGCCAATGACGCTAAAGTTCTTGCCAAGAATCGTACAGAGTTTAAGAAGTTTACAGAAGGGTTAGATATACCAGAGGACTTCTTCGCTGTGGAGGATATACAGAAACCTGAGAAAGTTAGTTATGCAATCTCCACTCTTAAACGTAGGCTTAATAACATTTGTAAAAAGTGTAAGTGTCACCCTGACAACATGGAGTTGTACATTGATGGTGAGGGCAACTTTAGGGATGAACTGCCTCTGGCTAAAAGATATAAAGGTAACAGAGATAAAAGTATTATACCTGTCCTAAGAGAAGAACTTAAACAGTATGCAATCGACTATCTAGGTGCAGAAGTTGTTACAGGATTTGAGTGTGATGACCGTGTAGTGATTCGAGTAACTGAGGGTGCTAAGGAAGGTAAGAAAGTCATTGGTTCGAGCGCTGACAAGGACTCCTTACAAGCAGAAGGTTGGTGGTTTAACTATGAGAAATGGGAAGCACCTAGATTGGTGAAAGGGTTTGGTGATTTGTGGATTGACAATACTCTAAAGAATCCTGATGTCAAAGGAGATGGTTGGAAATTCCTTTACTATCAGATTGTATGCGCAGATGGAGCTGACAACTATTGTAGTCGTGACACTTATACTAGGGTTCTCATAGATGATAAGATTGAAGAGAAACGCAAGAAACCTAAGTGGGGTAGTAAGACGGCTAAGAATGCTCTAGACAAATGCTCTAACCATAAGCAATGCCTAGAACTTATTGTTAAGAAATACAAAGAGTGGTATGGTGAAGAACCTTTCGAGTATTTAGATTGGCAAGATAATAAGCATACAGCAACTTGGTTAGATGTACTTGACATGCAATTTCAGCTTGCTTACATGAAACGTAAGGAAGACGATAAGACTTGTATTAAGAAGATTCTTAAAAAGATGGGGATGTTGGATGAGTAACTATACAAAAAGAGAAGTACCTGATTACATTAAAAAGGATTTCTCTACTGAGTTCTCCCCTTGTCCTCGTTGTGGTAGTGAATATGTAAGTTGGACTAATTCAAGAGACTTAGACGTACTTTGTCAAGAGGTGTACTGTGAGTGTTGTGGCTTAACTACTTTCAATATAGAAACTTGCGCTTTTATGAACTTACCTAACAAGGATTACGAAACCACCCTCATGAAGTATAACGCTTGGGTAAACACAAACCCTACAAACTATGGAGAGGATTCGTGGGATGAGTAACGAGATAAACCCTTGGGAACACCCTGACCTAAAACAAATATGGAAAACTAAATCCTCTTTCATGTCTTACATAAGAAGTTGTTTAAGAAAGGCTTGGAATAGGCACCCAGCTAAGTTAATGGCTATACGTAGAGACAGGAAAAGAATACCTAACCCTAACCCAAAAGGTAAAGTAAAAGACGTGTGGGGTTTTGATTGTCCTATTTGTGGAGGCACATTTGTACAGAAAGAGGGGCAAGTAGACCACATTAATCCAGCGGGAAGTTTAAGAGATAAAAAGGACATACAATCTTTTACAGAAAGGCTAGTGTGGATAACCCCTGACGATTTAAGGACTATTTGTAAGACGTGTAATTCAACTTTTTCTTTGGCAGAGAGACAAGGTATCTCTTTTGAGTTAGCATACGCCACTAAGAAAGCAATCCAAATTGAAAAGGAGAAGCGTGTGAATGAGGTATTAGAAGGATTAGGTATTAAGCCAGAGTCTAACGCAACCAAGAGACGCAAACAACTTGTAGATGCATTTATGAAGGAGGAGAGACTAAATGAGTAGCACACTAGAACCACAATACGCTATTGTAGTGGAACAACGTTTAAAGGATGGGACTGAGTTTAATTTGAGATTCCAGCGAGCCTCAGATCACTACGAATATTTATCTATGCAACAAGAGGTACGTGATGGTATGATGAGTATGTTTGGGGATATCAGTAAAGATAAAGGAGAATTGAATTGAGTAGATTAACAGAGCAAGAGAAGAAAGTAATTGTAGAAGAGAAATTAAAAGGCACAGCCTCTCGTAAGATTGGTGAAATGATTGGTAGAGGTAAGAGTACTATTAATGATTACTGGAATCGTGTAATAGAAAAAGCGGAAGAAGGGGAAAAGGTAGAGGAGTTTGAGGGTGCTAAGGTTTGTTTCTTAGACTTAGAAGTTAGCGCCTCTATCGTAGCAGCATTCTCGATGTTTAAGCACTTCAGTACACCAGATCATATTATTGAGTTCCCTTACATACTCACTTACGCTTGTAACTGGTTACACGAGGATACAGGTAGCATAGAGTGTTATGGTTTAGATGATTTTGACGGTTTTGATAACGACCATAAGGATGACTACGAACTAGTTATGCGTTTGTGGAAGTGGTTTGACGAAGCTAACATTGTAGTAATCCAAAATGAGTCTTTTGATACAGGATGGTTTAATCAACGGTGCGCTTATCATGGAATCCCTAGCCCATCACCATACCGTGTAATTTGTACATTGAAAGGCATGAAAAAGGCTATGAGCTTGCCTAGTAATAGTTTAGGTTACTCTACTAAGTACTTTAACCTACCTCATAATAAGTTACACCACGAGGGTATCTCTTTGTGGATTGATTGTATGAGAGGTGATCGTACTGCGTTTGGTAAAATGAAAGACTATAACATTGGCGATATTCCCACACTACGGGAACTTTACTTAAAGATTCGTGCCTACATACCTAACCACCCCAATGTGGCTCTATATTTTGGAGATAATCAAGGTAAACGTTGCCCTGTGTGCGGCTCTCATGATTTAGAGAAGTTAGATGTGTCTGCATTTACCAACTTGTCGGAATTTAGCGCTTATCGTTGTAATGATTGTGGTACTGTTAAACGTGATGCTATAAGTAAGACTACCACAGAAGACCGCAAAGACTTTTTGAGGAACATTACAAAATGATAGAGGAATGGCTTGACGTAAAAGATTACGAAGGTTGGTATCAGGTAAGCAACTTAGGCAATGTAAGGAGTGTGGATAGGTATATAAGTTATAGTAATGGGAACAAGAGACTCCAAAAAGGTCAGATCTTAAAACTTAATGAGGACAAAGATGGATACCACGTAGTGTGCCTTATTAAGAACGGGGTACGTAAAATAGGGAAAGTTCACAGATTAGTTTCAAAAGCTTTTCTACCTGATAAACAATGTTGTAATCAAGTCAACCACATAGATGGCATTAAGAATAATAATGTTGTGACTAATCTAGAATGGACGGATGCTTCAGGTAATCAACAACACGCAGTTGACACAGGACTAAGAGTAATGCCTAGAGGGGAGAGTAATATCTCCAGTAAGTTGTCTAACTTTGACGTGGAGTTTATTCGAGAATGGATTAGGTTAGGCTTTAAGCAAAGGGATATTGCTAAAGTGTTTGGAGTACATTTTGCTACAATAAGTTGTATTAATGTGGGAAAATCTTGGAACTTTTAGAGGAGAAAATCATGGGAAATAAAAAAGTAATCATTTTCAATGCGCCACCTAATACAGGGAAAGACGTTGCAGCGGAACACTTAGTAAAACACTTAAACTCTAAAGGGATTCCATCACACCACAAGGAAGTTAAGGAGAACCTCTTTAAAGCAGTAAAGAGTGCTTACGGTATTAGTGACAACTTGTGGGACTTCCTCTACGAGAGGGAATATAAAGAAGAACCTAGTTGTCATTTACGTATTAGTATGAATAATACGTCACCACGTAATGCTATGATCCACATGTCAGAGAATGTCCTTAAACCCTTATTCGGTAAGGACGTATTTGGCATTATGGCAGCTAAGTCAGCAGAAGAAGGTGTTAATATATTCTCTGACGGAGGTTTCGCAGAGGAGGTTCAATGTTTATTAGATGAAGTAGGGGAAGAGAATTTCCTCTTGATTCATGTCACAAGAGACGGATGTTCTTTTGAAGGAGATAGTAGGGATTATGTAATGGGATTCCCTAATACACACATCATTCACAACGACGGTACTTTAGGAGAATACCTAGATTGTTGTGAAGAATTAGTGGAGGAGTTTTTAAATGAATGAACCTTATAAAGGTAAACCCTATATAGGAACATACACAGGAAAACATTTCCATTTCCTTGACCCTACAGAGGAAGAAATCTGTATAGAGGATATTGCACAAGCTTTGTCTATGAACTGTAGGTTTAGTGGGCATGTGTCTAGATTTTATTCTGTAGCAGAGCATTGTTGTATTATTGCAGATTTAGTAGAACAAGCTTATAAGGATAAACGTGAGGTGTTGTCAGCTTTATTACATGATGCTAGTGAAGCTTACATATGTGATATACCACGTCCTATTAAACCTCATTTAGATAATTACTTTGATATGGAATTAAAGATTGAAAATGTGATACAGAGTAAGTATGATATAACCGCTAAGACAGAGTTGATTGATTATTACGATTATCATATCTGTGGGGAAGAAGCTAGACAGTTGTTCCTGCATAAACCTGATTGGGTAAAAGAGTTTGACAGAGTAGATAATGTCAAGATACACTCTTGGAGTCCTCAAGTTGCTAAGGATGAGTTTCTAAAAAGGTTTGACCGTTTAACAGGTTATGTGCCTACGGAAACCCCAGAAGAAACAGAGTGGTTTGAGAGTATGATTAAGAGCGCCTGAGAGTCATTCTAAGAGGTTTAAATATTAAGTAAGGTGGTTGTATGGGGTAAGTTAATAAGTCCTCTCATAGAGCCTTACAAGAGTAAATAGGAGATATAAAATGGAAGAAGTAGGTATAGATACAGTACACATAGAACCTTCTGTAACCCCTATGAGATGTTTTTATACGGACGATGTTTCTGAATTTGTAGAGTTCATAGAAGGATTTGGTTTAGAGTACATTGAGGATAATAAGATATTTTGTATCTTATTCCAATTGTACGAAGAGGAGAGCGAATACGTAGACTTTGATTATATCCTGGATTATAATGAAGTGTTGGACAACGTAGATCCAGAGAGGAGTAGTAATAGAATCTTTAATGAGGCTCACATTGCCTTTAATGTAGAAAATAAAATAGAATATATGGAAGATTTTATAGACAACCTAGAAAAATCTTTCAACTCGTAAGGAGATACAAATGTATAAGAGTAAATTACTAAGACACGCGGATTACGATTTGACATGGTTTCACAGGGAAGTACGTAAATTCAATGCTATCGCTAACCCTAGTGGAGTAGAGGAGTCTAAACAGATTCCTATTATTAAGAGTGAACTACAAGAGATCCTTAATAGTAAGGATGAGACAGAGTTTATGGATGGTATTATTGATGGACTAGTTACATTATCACCGTTAGTACCTAAGACAGAGTTCCTATATTATTGGAACACTTGTTTCAATCAAGGGCATAATTCCTTAGAGTTAGAAAGAGAACTTAACGATTTCATTAACACTAAACCAGAGGATTTCCATAATAATGATTTCTACTCAGATTATTCGACTATGGTACATACACTACTTACTATATTGGTATGCGATGAAACACACTACGAAGCAAATTGTGAAAGCGTGTTGGAGAGTAACCTCTCAAAATTTATTCCTTTGGAAGAGTACCGTGAGAGCTACTATGCAGAAGTTGTTGAGCATTACCCGCAACACACAGTGAGTAAAGAGGTACGTTCTTTTGAAGGAGAAGACTTTGTAGTGTTCTTTAATGAGAATGGTAAGGTGTTGAAAGGGCATTCTTACTTCAAAGAACCTAATTTGATTTGTGAATAATCATTAACGAAAGTATAGATTGACTTTGAGATAAATTGTGGTAGAATATATCTCTACCTCAAATAAAGGAGAATGATTATGAGAGTGAATTTAGAAGGTGAACCGTTGGAAACTGATGCCTCAGAGATAGTGGTGGATGGTAATATAAGCTTACTACAGTCAGGTATGAATTGTGTAGAGATTGAATTACAAGAACCTGTTTTAGACATCCACGAGGTTAACCGCCTTATCAAAGGCTTAGAATTAGCAAAGAAATTATTCCTAGAAGTAGAAGAGGAGAAAGAATGAAATTATTTAGCGCCCCGTGGTGCAGTTCATGTACTCCTGTAAAGAAGTATATCGAAGAAAATAACCTTGAAGTAGAAGTGTTAGACATTGACACAAATATGGAAGAAGCCCAAAAGGCAGGTGTCAGAGGTATCCCTGCTTTGATTGAGAATGGTAAGGTGTCTGTTGTGGGAGCAGAGAATATTATGAAGAAGCTGAAGGAAGAAGAATTATGGGATTAGATAGACCTTCTGCTAAAGTAGTGGCTCATAGTAAAGCACCTAATGGCGAAGAGTTAATTACTTTAGAGATAGAATTACACCGATTTATTCTCCCTGAGTTTAACACTCACAGAGTCTTATCTCGTAACTTTCAATCTAGTAGGGCTGTTCCTGCTAAGAGTATGATTGAACAAGTTAGAAGTAACCCTGCGTTACCTGTACACTGGGGAGAGAACCAAAAAGGCATGGTAGCGGAGAAAGAATTAAAAGATATTACAGCGGTTAAACAAGGTTGGATACAGGCGGCAAAGGACGCTGCTAAATATGCTGAAGCTCTTGATGGCTTGAAGTGCCATAAACAAGTAGTTAATCGCTTACTAGAACCATTCATGTGGACTAAGGGGGTTGTTACAGCTACTAAAGATGGTTTTGAGAGTTTCTTTAAACTACGTTGCCATAAAGATGCGCAGCCTGAAATCAAACTCTTAGCAGAACGTATGAGAGGTGTAATCGAGGACAGTACACCTAATTACTTGGAATACGGAGACTATCATTTACCTTACTTAGGCATACCTTACAATGAAAAAGGTTTAGATACGGTAATGGGTAAGATAAAAGACGTAACTTCCTCAGGTAACTGTACGGAAGATGGTATCAGGGAAAGCCTATCTCAGTTGTCTACTAAAGAACTATTACTAATTAATGACCTAACGTTAGAGAGTGCAATAAAGATTAGTACCTCTTGTACAGGACAAGTAAGTTATAGGAAACTTGATGAAAGTCTAATGAAAGCTATCAAAGTCTACGATATGCTTAATCTTCCTGAGAATGGGGTATATAAAGAAGACCCACCTCATTTCAGCACTACGGAGCATGTAGCTAAAGTGGTAGAAGATTACGAACATGATGACTGGATGACAGGTAACTTTGAAAGTAGTGTTTTCTGGCAGTACCGTAAGGCATTAGAGATTGGTAAAGAACAACAATTTATGGAGAACAAATAATGGATAACATCGACTACGCACTAGAGCAAGCAGAACGTGAACAGAATCAGCATGAAGTATCAATCTTTGATGTAGCTCAAACAGACATCTACAAAGAGTGGGCTGTAAACAATGTACGTGGTATGAGTACGTCTACATTAGAATCTATCATAGAAGACGCTACGAACATTCACATGGCTGTACCACGTCCTCCACGAGAGATTATGGACAAGGCATTACACTACTTAGGGTTAGACTTAAATGAATCTGTAGAACGTCAAATATGTGGACACACTTCCTTTGGAGGTAACTTTGTGAATGGAGAACGTTATGTAGGGACTATTCGTAAAGATAAAGAATGGAAAGCGTTTGTTAAGAAGATGATTGGGTAAGGGGAGTGTTTAGTGACGTATCAGGTAAATGTAAAAAAGCGGGACGGAGACGTAGAGGAATTTTCTACAGACAAAATAAAGAACGTAATTAATTGGGCTTGCTCTGGTTTAGATGTTAACCCTTTAGAACTTGAAAGTAAAATAAGCACACTCAATCAAGAGGGGATCACTACTGTAGAGATACATGATAATGTGATTCACCATGCACAGACCTTAGCCAGAGCAGAAGTACCTGATTGGGTTTATGTAGCTGGCAGGCTGAACACAATGAAGCTTTGGAAGGATACACGAGCTTACGAGATGGAGTTTAAAGCTTTTGTATCTGATATGAAGGATTCAGGTAAGTACATACACCCTAATATTTTCAGTTACACGGATTCTGATTTAGATTATTTGGAAGATTTTATCGAGCAAGAGAACGACCTCAATCACAGTTACGGTAGTACACTTACGGCTAGTAAGAAGTACCTCCTAGAGGGAGAGTGTTTGCAGCATATGTTTATGGTAAACGCCATGATCATATTCAAAGGGCAACCACTGGAACGTGTAGTAGAATTGTACAATGCCCTGAGCCAACGTAAAGTGAGTCTAGCAACACCTTGGTTATCTAACTTACGTAGTAACGGGAACATTAGTAGTTGTTTTATTATTTCTATAAATGACAACAGTGAAAGTATTGCTAACGCTATTGAGTCTGCTATTAACATTTCCCGTATGGGGGGTGGTTTAGGAATTTATCTAGGCAATCTTCGTGCAGAAGGGAGTGAGATTGCAGGGAGACAAGGTGCAGCCAAGAGTGTTAATCTAGCAGCTAAAGTATTTAATGACATTGCACTGTGGTTTGACCAAGGAGGTAAACGTGCAGGTGCTTTCACTTTAGCTTTACCTATTTGGCATAACGATATTGAAGACTTCCTAGAGATTCAATCTGAGGTAGGGGACTTACGTAATAAAGCTTACGATATTTTTCCTCAAGTATGTATCCCAGACTTGTTCATGGAGAAAGACCTAAGCGATGATAAGACTTGGTACACATTCTGCCCTCACGAGGTGGCTAAGTTCGGTATAAATCTCAACACGTATAAGGATGAGTTCAGAAAGAATTACAATAAGGCAGTTACCCTAGCGGAGCAAGGTATGCTACAAGTGTTTACTAAACATGACACACGTAATTTAATTAAGTCTTACATCATGAGAACTCAATTTGAGACAGGGCTACCTTACATTGCCTTCACGGACAGAATGAATGAGTTTAACCCTAGCAGTCATATAGGTAATATACCTTGTGCAAACCTCTGTGTGGAACAGTACGCTGTAGTGGAGGCGGATGAGTATGCACACACATGTAATCTAGCAAGTATTGTCGCTGGACGTATGGAGTCTCAAGAGGATTTCATCTATTACAGTGGCTTACTTACAGAGGTATTAGATGCTGGTATTGAATTGACCTCACCACCTACAAAGGAAAGTGAAGCCCATAACAATAAGTTCAGAACTATTGGGATAGGTATTCAAGGGCTGGCGGATTACCTAGCTTTACAAGGTAGTAACTACCATGATATGAAACTTATACGAAGTGTAGCAGAGCTTATTGAGTATGGTGCAGTTAAGAAGAGTGTTGAACTGGCTGCCGATAAAGGTTCTTACCCTTTCTTTGATGGAAGTAAATGGCAATCAGGAGAGTTGGTAGATAACTTTAAACGTCACTCTGTCTTGTCGTTAGATTGGGATGCGCTACAGCTAGGCATAAACAAGTATGGTATTCGTAATAGCCAACTTACTAGTCCTGCACCTAATACGTCTACAAGTGTACTGATGGATGCTGCTGCTGGAGTGTTACCTGTGTACAGCGCTTTCTTTAGGGAAGACAATGATAACGGTAAATACCCTGTGTCTTGTATGCACTTGAAGGATAACCCTCTAGGTTACTCTAAGACATTTAGGCACTATGATCAGACTGTTATTGCGGAAGCAGTAGGGGAGTTACAAAAGTTTGTTGACACCGGTATTAGTTCAGAGTATTTATTCGACCATAATAAAGAAAACTTTAAAGCAAAAGATTTGTATGATTTAATACATGCCGCTTGGAAGTATCGAACAAAGACTGTATACTATATACGTCATATAAAGAAAGGGGAGACTGTGGATGACCTTCTAGGTATTAAGGATGAAGGTTGTGTAGGTTGCTCTGGATAGCATAAATTGGAGTAGTAATGTTAAACAAAACAAAATTATTTAATGTAGATGGAGACGACTCTATTGAGAGTCAAAGTATTTTTCAAGGTAATCCTACTGGAATACTAAACCTTAACAATGTAAGATACCCTTGGGTTAAAGGTTTCTATAAAGTTATGATGGGTAACTTCTGGATTCCAGAAAAGGTAAGTCTGGTAGACGACAAAACTACAATAGAAACCTTGACTGACTCAGAGGATATTGCTGTCCAAAAGACTTTAGCATTTTTAATCTTCTTAGATAGTATGCAAGTGAATAACTTACCTAACATAGCAGACTATATTACTAACAGCGGGGTTAAGAACTTACTAGGAATACAAACTTTTCAAGAGATTGTACATAGCCAGTCTTATCAATACATTCTTGAGAGTTTGTACACCAATGGTGTACGTGAAAGTATCTACGAGGAGTGGCGTAACAACCCACTTCTCTTAAAACGTAATCAGTTTATTGCTGACCAGATGCAAGCTTTTGTTGACTGTCCTGATGAGGATATGGTTAAACGTGTACTGATTGCTAATTTAGCGTTGGAAGGTATTTACTTTTACTGCGGGTTCAACCTATTCGACCAGTTAGCTTCTCGTAAAAAGTTAGTTCAGACTCAGAAAGTAATTGACTATATCAGAGTAGACGAAGCTTCTCATGTAGCATTGTTTACTAAGATTATTAATGAGACAATGGACTGTAAGAAAGAACAAGATTGGATTATTCCTTTCATAGAGAAAGTTACATTACAAGAGATTGAATGGGCTAAGTCTATTTACGGGAACTCTATACTAGGTATTAGTGAAGAAAGTACAGAACAGTTTGTGAAGGACTTAGCTAACCGCAGACTGCGGGGTATAGGAATAGACCCTATCTTTGAAGGAGTATCAAACCCTTACATCCATTTAGATGTACAAAGCAGGGCTAACTTTTTTGAGGCAGGAGCTAACACCTCTTATTCACGTAGCGAGAGTATTGACGGTTGGGATGATTTCTAAAATAAATTACAATTAGTTGTTGACAAGACGAATCCTATAGATCATAATCGGTCTATAGGATTTTTTATTACCTGAAATTTGAGGAGATGAAGATGATTAGAAGTGATTGGCTTAAAAATGTTAACCGTTGCATTGACCAAAGAAACAGGGAGGAACTTGACGATTACTTCACAAGGTTCCCTTCTTTCAAGTTGTCCTCTGCCATAGAGAAGAAACTGCTACAAGTATTCCCTGATATGTACCAAGAATCTGAAGTAGTGATAGCCGAGGAGGAAGAACCCCTTGATGTTATGGTGGCAAGGAAGTTATCCTTAAAGTATAACAATGCTAAACAAAGGGGTATTGAGTTTGGTTTATCATTCACGTCTGTAAAGAATATTATGAAGGCTAAGAAATGTTATTACACAGGGTTGCCGCTTACAAGGGATGTGCTTACGATAGACCGCATAGACAGTAGTAAGGGGTATGTAAAAGGTAATGTAGTGGCTTGTCATACTGATGCTAATAGTTTCAAGAATATTATAGAAAGTGGGCATAATGGCCTTGACTTAAAGCAAGCAACTAAGCTAATATCTAAGTGGAACAAGAGTATTAAGTAAGATTAAACGCCCTCAGAGGCTATCTCAGTAGAGTTCTCTATAAAGAGGTACGGTAGGGTAGGTATAGAACAGATAGGCTCTTAGAGAGCGATACAGGAGGAATTATGGATAAAAACTTAATATTAGTATTCTCTATAATGGGAGTGGTATTATTCGTGTTGTGTGTAATTATTATTATTGACAATCTTCTTACTAGAGGAGGTACGCCTAAGAAAGACGACTTAGACAAAAAAAATGAAGACAAACCAAAGATTTCTCCCCCAGTGCATTCTATGTTAGAGTTAATGTTGAAATGTCCAGAGGAGTTCGAACCTATATGGGATAAATACTACGATGGTGAGTGTTGGAAACATACCCCGTCCTCTACGTGCTTCACTATAAACACTTCTTGGAAAGGGAATGCCTTTTACTATATAAACACTTGTAGTGTGACCCAAGTGGAGGGAGAATACTTACTTCAGGGGGTAGAGTTCCTACAAGATACAAGGAAACTCAAACAAGAACAAGCTAACAAAGAACGTAGACATAAAGTAGACCGTGAGATCAGGAAAGTATTAGAGGAGAAGCAACTATGATAGATTCAGATATTGAAAAGAAAGAGGAAGAAGTGGTAGACAATCTTATTAAGGGATTAGAGTTGTATAAAGAAGGTTTCTCCTACATCCCTACTCTGCAAAGGCTTATACTTAAAGAGGAACATTCAATAGAAATCCCTGTGTACTCTTGCACAGGACGTGTAGTAATTTCGGAATACTTAGAGGTAGGAGGTAAAAGTTTTAAACTTAAAAAAGAATACCCTGAACTGGATGCTGCTGTAAGGACACTAGGTAAGTGTATTGAGAAAAACAATGAACTAAAAAGAAAACAAAAAGAGTTGACAAGACTAGACGAAGTGCATACTATGTTAACTGGTTTAATTTATGAAGGGAGAAATTAATGGGTATTACATATAAAAAAGGGGATGCAGTGGAAGCTCTGTTAAAAGGGGACGTAGATTTCTTAGTACACTGTTGTAATAATAAAGGTGTTATGGGGAGTGGTATTGCTAAACAAATAAAAAGTAAGATACCAGATGCGTACAAGGCTTATAAGAAAATGTTTAATATTGACCCAAACTATCGAATGGGTAGAACATCTTTAGGTGGTAAGGTCATAAACATAATAGGGCAAGATTCCTACGGTTACGATAAAGTACGATATGGTCATTATGGGTATATTGCTAATGGCTTGTGTTCTACAAGTTTTGAGATTCACAATTACGTAGACTGTTACGACAATAGCTTGGCAGACCGCCAATATAACAATGAGATAAAATTAGCCATCCCTTATAAGTTTGCGTCAGATAGAGCAGGGTGTAATTGGCAGATTGTATTGGAGTTAATTGAGGGGATTCTTAGTAGAGAATTTGAAGTTATAATTTACCACTTGGAGGATTTTTAAACATGAGAGTAATTAGAGAAAAAAGTATCTTAGAAAAGATTAATGATGAGATTAGAGATAACACTAAACCTACTATTGTTAGGATTGATTTAGATGAGAATGAGTTTTTAGATTTCATGCACGAACTTAATGGCAGGCATACAGTAGCGACTGGATTTAATGGCAACCTTAAAGTACTTCCAGAGTACTCTCATTTAGTTGGTGAAAGTAATATACGTTATACAGTGGGTAAGTTTAAAGGTGCATTTACTTTTAGTGGTTCTTACGTAGCCTACAAAGAAGTGTTCGTACAATGCTGTTACGAGGAGGAATAACTAATGGCTTATATTTGTGTATGTAAGAATGCTATTCAAGCTAATAATAAAAAGAAATGGGAAGGAGACCTTCAACCAGCAATACGTGTGAGTAATACACCCTCTGGTAAAGTGACTCTTAGAAGTAACGCTGTAGGAATTGTGGGTTCTAATGGGAATATTGTAGCTAAGGTGTTGACATCTACAGACGGAAAGCCTATTATTAGTTGTGGGGCTAAGACAGCCATTATTACAGAGTATGACATTATTGAATTGGAGGAATAACTATGAAAGTGAATAAAAATAGTTGGCACTATAGAGCAATAACAGAGGAAACTCTTGGCGTAACGGGGGTTGGCTCTAACTTTGTTAGTAGTAGCCTTTGTATCTACTTCTGGCAAGTAGTCTCCAGTATTGTGTTTAAGGGTGCTGTGTTACTGGGCGTACTCCCTGTAGTATTAGCCGTTTCCGTTGTATTGCCTTTAAGCTCTTTGGTAGGTTCAATGGTTACAGGTAATATTATAGGGGGTGATTTAGGATTAATAATTTTACTCGCAGAGATGGTGGCTACCATGGTCGGACTGTTGCTTTTAGGGTGTGGTGCCTTGATAGATAAATATAGGGATTACAGGTATGAAAAATTTATGGAAGAACCTATTGACAAAGAGCCTAGTCTTGTAGCACAATACATTAAAGCTAAGAAAGATAAGATTTGCCCAATCATTGAATTTGTAGAGGAGGAATAATTATGAGTGTACAAGAGAATAGAAAGAAATGGATTGAAGCATTACGTAGCGGTGAGTATAGACAAACTAAAGAGGTGCTATGTGATGGTGATGGGAATTATTGCTGTCTTGGGGTGCTGTGCAATATGTATGAACGTGAGACAGGGAAAGTATTACCTAGTAACAACAGCGGAGTATATAATGTATATGAGGATACTCTAGAGGAACTCCCCGAAGTTATGGAGTGGGTAGGATTAAAAGAAGTTACAGGAGGTTTCAAGCGTAAAGATGACCTACCAGATATTTGTCTTGCAGGATTAAATGACGAATGTGATTGGAACTTCCACCAAATAGCAGATTTAATTGAGAGTGAACCAGAGGGGTTGTTTACTAGTTAACATTTAGATACAAAAATAGCCCCTACAGAGCAATCTGAGGGGCTTTCTTGTATAACCTGTACAATGTATCATCTTTTAGGAGAACTCTTCTGAGAGAGCCTTACAGGAGCTTCTATGGGCATTTCCCATCTTTAGTAAGACCAAACCCAAGGGTTAAGAAACTTATCCCCGTACCCTATTCCTATGTGTATAAACCTGTTTTCCCCTTTTTGAGATACACCTAATCGAGTTATTCCTTTCTTAATACATATAGAGATCAAATTATAGCAATCTTCACCCCTTACAGACACGTCGCAGCATACACCATAAGTATGTTCCCCTCTGATGGGTTTTGAAGATTCTATTGGGTGTGTGGGATGTCGATATCCTGATGTTATTATCATAGGTTTACCATACTCTTTTCTTATCTCTGATAGAATTTCCATAAAGTCTTTGTCCATATCACAAATCCCTGTATATTTACATTGAAACTCTTTTTCAGAGAAATTGGGGTAATCTTCCCAATTAATTTTATCTGTCATCTTTTATCTCTCTTATTTGGTGTCTTCCGTCAGGTCTTCTACGTTCATAATGAACAAGAGTGATACCCCTCTCTTTGAGAAGAACTTTCATGGATTCCCTCAGATCTTTAGTAAACTTACCTCTAAGCCCTTTTATGTAAGCCACATTAGGAAAAGGATACATTACAGTGAATGTAGTGTCCTCTGTCCTCCATATTTCCACAGTAGTTTCTACTTCTATCTCTATCATGACTTCCTTGCCTCATACGTATGGTTTATATATTTCAATGCACTAAACACCGCTGCAACAATACCACTAATGGCAGCCCAGAACGCTGTAGGGGAGAATGTCTCAGGGGTAGTGATCTCTTTATACCACTGTAGTAAGTCATAAGCTTGCCAAGAGAAGAACCCTATAACAACTATCTCTATAATACAGAAAGCATTCAATGTAGTGGCTAACTCTCTAAGAGACTCATGTGTAAAGAATTGCCTAATCTTGTTCATCTTCTTTCACTTCCTTTATTAGAGCTTCATCTTTATTGTAGCATTTATTAACCTGCCCTAGATTGTATATAGATACCTCATAGAACGCTCTGAGAGAGCCATCAACAGCATATCTCTTTAAAGGGTAGGCTACCCTACAGGGTACTAACAAAGATGGGCTTACAGTGGCTTCTAGGAGCTTCTCGTCTACCTTATTTATCTCCGTTAATGGAGTCGATGGAGTTGTTGAACATCCTGTTAAGACCAGGAGGAACAATATCACACTCTTCTTTAACATAAATCTTTTCCTCTATGTATTCTGTAACTGTCTGAACCTCTTTATCTACTACGGATTCTTCTTTTATACGGATAATCTCATTATCGTGTCTTTGCTTGAGAATAAGTCTCTGTTCTAAGAGTTTACCCTCTAAGTCTTTATTATATTGAGATTGTGCTTGTTGTAGTTTAACGCGGTACTCTTGTACTGCATCGTTATAACCTTCCTTGTAGATTCCCTCCTCTATCTTGTTCCAAGATAAATAAGAACCAACCCCTATAAACAACGTAACACCAATCCCTATAACAAGTTTCCTATTCTTAATCAAACTTATGATATAATTCATGGTCTAATGTCTCTCTATTTTCTATTCGCTTACAGAGTTTAAGTATTTCACTAGAGTGTCCATACTTCTTAACTACGTTAAGGATTTCATCTTTAGTGAAAGGCTTCTCTATGTATTCGATAAATCCTGTGGTGTATGCCTCTACTCTATCGGATAAAGTGTGTGAACCCGATATAGCAACAATAGGAGTGTAGTCTAAGTTAGGCATTGCCCTTAGTTTCCTTGCTATATCAAAACCACTCTCACCTTTGAGGTATACATCCAATACAATTACATCTGGTTTAAATTCTATAATATCTTTATAGAAGCTTTCTTCAATAGGAGACAAGGAGTAGTATGTCTCTATCCCCGACTCGTTTAACATGAAAGCTACTAAAGTGAGTGTGATAGGGTCGTCATCTATAATGAACGCTTTCATAGTTACTCTCTTTTAGTAAGTTCTTTTTCAATGTCCATGACAGCATTCATTACACGTAGTTGCATCGTAAGTTCTGTAAGACTATTCTTAATGTCTTTAACATCAGCGTTAGTGTCTGACCAAGATTGTTTTAACTCTGCAAAGTATTCTTGTAGGAGTTTCCTAGTCTGTTCTTCTGTAATAAACTTATTATCATGTTCTACTTGTTGCCTAGCTAGTTGGTCTACTAGTTTATCTAAAGCTTCAAATTTCCTATGTAAGTCATCGGAGGTTTTATCACCTCTCTTCTTGTCATACCAAAACCAAGCATTACCTACGCCACTCCCTGTGGCAATAGCTGCTGATATGGCTGAGACTAACTCAGGGGATAATGCCATTACGTTTCTTCCTCGCTTATCATTAACAGGTGAGTAGCTGTCACCCTATCTAAATATTTACTATTCAACACACCACTTGCATGAGCGGCTAACTCATAACAGAACCACTTGTCTGTATCAGACCAATCTCCTCTAAATACAAATTTAAAGATAGCACCCCAATCATAAGATTTACCAACTTGGTCATATAACCTTTTTTGGTAGTCTCCTTTATGAGGTACTTCTATAATTTCCCATTTAGGGTATCGCTCTTTAAAAGACTCTAGGGTAGACTCAACTACCCCATGTCCTGTCGTTGCCTCGATAACTTTGTTATTAATAATAACTCCGCAATGAGACCACTTGCTGAAGTTGTGGAGTCTAATAGCTAGACTTACTATGTTATTACTTGTTCCTAGAATAATCTTCATAGAGTTACTCCCAAGACATTGTAGCTATATAATCGTCAATGTCAGCCTTTGTAAGAAGACTTTCAATGTTATCCTTATGTACCCTAGCATTAAAGACTAAACTCTCCTTGTAGGCAGCTACAGCGCCTCCTAGAGCCATCATATCTGCATTAGTCATAGGAACTTGTTGATTATCAGCAGTGAGCCATGTAGTGTCTATCCCTGCCAGGATTGCTCCCATCATATCCATGATAGAGGTGGCATCTGTTTGGAATGTGTGTCCATTAAAAGAGACTCCGCTGTTAATGAGAGAATCTCTTTGAGAGTTTACCACTTGTTTAGCATTGTCTTTTAGAAGTTGTATGTCTACAGGAAGAACATTGATAGAGACTTGCTCATCGTTATGGAGTTCCCATAACTTAGCCCATACGTCTATTTCCTTGTCAGAGCCATCTTGATATTGAGTGAACCTTTTGAAGCCTTCTCTAATAACACCAGAGTGTGTAGGAAGACCTTCACCTTCGTCATATACCCATGACACAGATCCATCTTCATTTTCTTTGTATGTATCGACTAATAGAAAGTCGTTTTCGTTTATAAATTTTAGCATTAGAAATTCACCGTAATTTTTGATGTCGAAGACTCGGTTTTAAATCTATACATTTCACGCGGAGTATATGATGCTAATGTGTCCTCCACATCAACCCAAGCCACACGAGAGGTAGATATTCCTATTAAGTTAACGTCGGATGCAGTTAAACCAGATGTTTCGGTTACACTTTGCGCATTCTTGACTTCAAAAGTCCCCACTACTGTTATTGATGTTGGCGAAGCGCGGCTGTTTACATATAAAGGGAAGCGTATAACTGTGCTAGATAAGGCTACACCTAGCGATATTTCATCTCCTACTGCTAACCCACCAAACTCATTAAAGTTAGTGTTACCGCTGTGGTAGAGTTCTTGCCAGTCTGTTAGTATGACCCCGCTAGAAAACACACGAAACCAACTTTTACCGCTAACCCTATTCGTTACTGTTTGAACGCCCGTACCTAAATTACCAGCAAAGCTCACAATATAACGTGAAGACCCTGCACTATCAACAGGCCCATTTACCAAATCGGCAACAGGTGCGGAAACTATTGTCATCCCTGCTTCA